GGATAAAACCATGTTCTTTTCTAATTCCTGATAGGCCTTTAAGGCTTTCTTATCCAAGTCAACTGGTATCTCGTTATAGACGATGGAGGGAAGCTCCAGATAGTCTTTCGCTTTCAGGCTTATACAAATGTCGGATATCTTATTTGTGATAGCCTGCTCTGCGCCCTTCTTCGGTTTGTAATCGAATCCCATAAAGTCGGAATCAAAATATCTTGTCCGGTAATGTGTGATAAATTTACCTAACCTTTCCCCCTGATCAAGTAAATATATCTGGCTCCAAAGGTCTAAAAGGTTCTTAGGGCTAGGCGTACCGGTAAGACAGATTACCCTTGATATCTTAGGCAAGGTTTTCTTCAAAGCCTTAAACCTTTGGGATTGTGGATTTTTAAAGCTTGAACTCTCATCTACCACAACCATATCAAAGAACCAGTCATTTCCTAAGGTTTGATAAAGCCACATAACATTATCCCGGTTAATTACATAGATATCCGCATTAGCCTGCAAAGCTCTAAGCCGTTCCTTTTGTGGACCCATAACTTTAGAGATTTTAAAATCCTTCGTGTGATCCCATTTCTTAGATTCGTTAGTCCAGGTCGATTCCGCTACCTTCTTAGGGGCGATAATGAGAACCTTAGACACTTCCAGCCTATCCTTTAATTCCTCAATGGCAGACAATGTAATAATTGTTTTGCCTAATCCCATGTCCAAGAAAAGGCCGACAGAGTTTTGATGTACGACTTTGTCTATACACATCGCCTGGTAATTATGCGGAACAAATTTCAAAAGGTATCACCTCCAATCATCAATATTATTTACAAATTCTTCTACTTCCTGAATGCCATAAAGCACAAAGGTCTGTTGCCTGAAATCCCGAAGCTTTTTAAGTTGTATTCTCTGCAGTTTAGAAAGAACTCCCTTCTCTGTCTTAAGTTCAACGAATAGAACTCTACCGGTATCAGTAATCACGATTCTATCCGGAACGCCTCGACAGTTTGGGGAAGCGAATTTGTAGACTAAACACCCCTTCGCTTCCAGCGCCTTTTTAAACTTTCTTTCTATCTCCTTTTCCAGCATAAACATCCCTTTCGTTTTTGGTGCGTGGGACTAAGGGACCAAAAAATCCCTCACGCGCGTATATGCCCACAGCGCACAACATGCACGCAGTTAATTATTAAATAACGCCTATATATATACGTATTTAATGGTTTTACTATGTACTGCTATCTGCTCCAGTAATCTTTTATTTTTATAAAAAGTTAGTCCCGTTAGTCCCTAATCATACCTACAACCACATAAATGCTTGTTTTTCTTAGGGACTAACTTTTTAAAATCAGGGACTAGCGGGACTAATATTTTTTGATTCAATTTTTTAAACTTTTTACGATATTTATAATGTTAGTCCCGTTAGTCCCTAAAACCACCGTTTTTTATAATGTTAGTCCCTAAATTTTTGACTTCTAAAACTAGGATTTCAAAACCTTATAACACCTCATCTGTCCGTAGTTTTTATCCTCCATTTTTGTCTTTTTTGTATTTTTTATTCCTCTAATGCACCGAACATATCTGTTTGATTCCGCGCGCCTTAAATTCCCCAGAGGCATCTTTAAAAGCTCACAATGGATATTCTGCGGAGAAAGATACGGCAGATTCATAAGCTCTCCATCATAGACCATGTTTCCTTCTAAGAAGGTTATCCTCTGTGCTATATCCATATCCATCCATTTAACCGGTACTTGCGTAACGGCAAATTTCTCTACCATAGACTGAATAGGATCCTGCTCCATAAATTCCTCATGCAGCCCTGCCAGAATCTTATTGCTGTCCTCGCTGAGCACTTGATATTGCAAAGCATCGTAATCTCCTAAACAGGCGTCAACCTTAAAGGCTATCTCTGCCCATATCTGGTCTATTTCCGAGCCTGTTAGGTCTTTCCAGATGTTCTTTTTATGCTTCTTCACGCCTACCGGTAAAGGATAAAATCTTCTGTTTCCTGTTTCATCCCGGAGGAACTCATCCTTGTTGCTGGTGCCGAAGAATACGCATTTTCGTTTGTGCTCTATGCTCCGTCTTCCGTAAGCTTCTCTGTGATAGGAGCTCTTCATAGATAGGAACTGCTTAATATCTTCAGATTCCTGTTTATTAAGCGCTGCAAGTTCTCCCATCTCCACAATCCACTTTCCGGCTATAGCTTCCTCGGCTTCCTTTCCAACTGTCCGCGCTTTAAAGTCTGCAAACCAATCCTTTCCCAGTCTTTCCAGTATGGTGCTCTTTCCTATGCCCTGTTCCCCGGTAAGGATAAGCATGTTGTCGTACTTAGCACCAAACTTATAGGCTCTTATGGCACAAGCCAGTAAAGTCTTTAAGGTTACTTCCCTTGTATAGCAATTATCCTCTGCGCCTAAGTAGTCGATAAAAAGCGTCTCTGCACGCTCTACGCCGTCCCAGGATAAGGAATTGAGATAATCCGCTACGGAGTTAATCCGGTTATTCCGAAGTACATTGGTTAAGGCGGTATAGCATTTATCCTTGTGATAGACTGCATAGGCTGTCTCTATGTATCCGATCAGCCCGCAATCGTCTTCATCCGTCCATTCGTGATACCCGGTCTTATCCCACGGCACCGCACCTCCGCAGTAGTTTCTTCCGGTAAAGGCATCAGAGTATATCTTTCCTTTGATGTTGAAGTCGTTCTGCATGATGGTTTCTAAGTTTCGGATGGTGGGAAGCACTCTCCCATCTTCATTCCTCTTAAGGTCTGCCATCCAAGACAAGTCATCCTTCGTTAACTCTTCAGATTCACCCTCTTCCGTAGATACCATTTCAAAGGCCTTCATGCGCTCAAGGTCTAAAGTGCTTCTTGCTGTAGGGTCATTATTGACAAAGGAGCACATCGCCTTGAATGACGGTTTATTTTCTTCCTTAGTGTTGGCGCTTGCCTTCTCGTCAAGGTCCCCAAACTTATGGAGCCTCACAAGGTCGAAAGCATTTACCAGTATTCCGCTTATCGGATCCGTAGCATGATGAGAATACATGAAGGTGTCATTGTCGTATAAAACTGCACCGCCTGTCGTACTACCGTCTGCGTAAGTCCATCTATCCGGTCTATCTGTTGGAACATAGATGCCGGATAAGAAGTGCTCTATAGCTGAGGGAATATCGTAGGCATTACAGAAGGCTCCGATAAGTCCGGACTTCTCAAGGGGGTTTCCCTGCTTCGTGATTTCCCGTCTAATGAGAAGATTCTCACTTTGGCACTTTGGCCACTCTGCGATGTTCTTCCAGTCGTGGTATAGCCCCAATACCTTCTCAGCATTTACCTCTTCGCCATCAAAAGCCTTGTAAACATAGTCGGCGCCCTTACAGATGGATGGGAAGTACATAAGGCGAGAAGCTTCGAAGGTAGTAGGGTCGCACAGGTCAATCCCTATTCTGCTGCCTAACATTCTTGCTATCGGTTCGTATTCTTCTTTAGAGCATTCCTTTTCTAAAGGGAACACAATCCTAAGTCTTGGCTTATGGCTTTGGTGCTTTCTGGTGCTGTACACTAAAGCCCTATAACCTAACAAGTCTATAGACCGGTAAACGTCCTCCGTATCAGAGTCGGCCATGTTATCAAGGTCTAAAGTGATAAGGCTCCTGCTAAGAACATTCTGCGCTTTCCGGATGCCGTCCTTTAAGGTGCCGCCTACAAAGCCGCCCACATCTTTAAGGGCATCCTGCTTGTCCTTAGGAAGAGCAAGATACTCTTCCATGGTTTCCTTGCCTACCTTAGGAGTTTTAAAGAGCGTAAGGAACTTCTCCCAAGTGACGGCTTTTTCTTTCCAATCTTTACTTTTTCGGCTTTTGGCCGTACTAATCCTTTTGATAGAAGTATCCATCGAATCCAGCTCCTTTAAGTATCAATCCCTTAGCCCAAGGTATAGGAAGGGCGAAAATATCGCATAATTCCTCTACTGTAAGGCTTTCGTCTGCTTCCACGATTATTTCATCGTGTACATGGAAGACAGGCTGTAAATTCTGTTCTGCTATCCTATCCAGTGTTACGCAGAGGCAGTCCCTAGCAATTGCCTACACTATGTTCTCCACAAGCTTCCCTCCGAAGGTCTGCTCTTCTCCCCATTTCTTCGTAGTTTGGTTCTGGGAAAAGAAAGTTAGAACATCACCGAACCGTCCTGCTCCGGCAAAGGGCTTACAATAGAAAAGCTTTCGCTTGCTCGGCAGTTCGATTGTTAAGAAACGAAGGCCGTTGTTTAAGTCCTCTTCCAGCCTAAAGATTAAGCCGTTGTAGGTTCTTGCCCTTCCGTCCTTCGTAGTGGCCAGGGCGCATTCTCCGACCTTGTACCATAGGCGCACAATATTCTTGTTGGCAGCTCTCCATCTGGTAACGATTTCCGGAAGTTCCTCTTCTGAAAGCCCCATGTCTAAAGCCCCCATAGAAATAAGAGCATTCGTTCCTCCTTGATAGCCTAAGGCAAGAGTCGCAACCTTACCTTTCTGCCGCAACGCGTATTCCGGATTCCCTTTTACAATCTTTTCAATAGGAACATGGAACATCTGAGAAGCCGTTGCTTCATATATCTTTCCGTGTGTTGCAAATACCTGATTTACCCATTCTTCCCTTGCAAGCCAGGCAATAACTCTCGCCTCAATAGCGGAGAAGTCTGCAACGACATACTTTTTTCCGTTCTTAGGGACAAAGGCAGTACGGATAAGCTGTGAAAGCGTGTCGGCTATGCTTGGATAGATAAGATCCAGCGTTTCATAGTCCCTTGCCTTCACAATCTCCCGAACATCCTCTAGTGGCTCCAAGTAGTTGCGTGGCAAATTCTGCATCTGCACAAGGCGACCGCTGAAACGTCCCGTCCTTGCTCCGTAGAACTGGGAAATGCCTCGAACTCTTTCGTCCTCACATACACAAGCTAGAATCGCATCGTACTTCTTAACCGATGTCTTTCCTAACTGCTGCCGTATTTCTAAAGCCCTGCGTACATTAGGAGGGAGATCTCCGGATAAAGCGTCCTGCACATCCTTCTTCTGAATGCTCTTAAGCTCTATGCCCTCTGCATTTACCCATTCCAGAAGTTGCGTTGGGCTGTTTGGATTCTCTAAGCCGGTTAAGGCTACAGCTTCATCTGTAAGACGCTGCACACTCTCCTCTTGAATCGCTAGTGCTCCTGTTACCAGCTCCATGTCTACTCCTACGCCGGTGTAGTTCATAAGAACATCCCTTCGCCACCTTTCCCATTCAAGCTCCGGAACAGGGAAGGAAGAAAGCTTTCTTTCTATGGCTCTTTCTGCTTCTACGTCCTTAAGGTTGTAGTCTTTAAAAAGATTCCATTTATCTGCGTCCGGCTTATAAGGACCGAGACAGAAGTATTTAATTAACTGCCTACCTATCGCAAGCTTCTTCTTATCTTCCGGAAGTCCTACAGCTTCTCCGGTAGCTTCGAGCCCCGCAGGAAAACCTAAGTACATGGCGTGAATCATAGTGCATTGCCACTGTTCTATAGGGGTTTTGTAGCCTACCTGATTTAAGCAAAGCCACTCGAAGGTAGCATTGTATGCGTGCTTGATTACCTCTTTATCCTGTAAAGCCTGTAAAAGAAAAAGGGGTATTTCCTCCCCCTTTTCTAAGTCGATAACTTCAACAGGCTCATCATCAAAGGCATAGGCTAGGAGCATAATGCGAAACGCTTCTGACTCTGCATATTTAAAGGCTCCGCATTTTCTAATGTCCACATCCGAAGATGTTTCAATGTCGATACTTAAGTGCTTCATAGCCCCTCCTTCTGATTAAAGAATATCGTCTACACTGTCGTCCTCTGCGAACTCGAAGCCGCCTCCGAATGCGCTTTCTGCCGTTACCTGTACACCGCCTAATGGCTCTCCATCACGGACAAACTGAATGCCGTTAAGTCCGCAGGCAATTCCCTTGTTGCCGTTGGAGTTGTAAGCATAGAAGTTGATGTTTGCTCTTACATAGCAGCCACTATATATGGCAGTCTGGTCTAAGATACGCTGCAGGTTCTTATCTACTACTAATGGCGGGCGGTTCTCATTAGCCTTCGCCGTAATGATGTAGTGATCGTGGCACTCCTCGCCATAAGGCTCACCGTCTGTAGGACGAACACCATCGCCGTCTACGAAAGAGATAGTAAGCTTCGGAGGAATCTTCCCTTGGAACTTATTATCCTTTCCTAGCTGCTTAGCTTCCTCAATGGCGCTTTCTACCTCACTAATGGTCTTCGTATCAGACTTTGGAACCAGTAAAGTAGCCTGGTACTTAATGTTTCCGGATAAGTCTGCTGCCGGCTCAAAGATGTGTGCGTAAGATAATCTAACGATTCCTGTAGTAATTGCTGTTCCCATAATTAATTTTCTCCTTCTTCTGTAAACATGGACTTAACGTCCTGAATTGATGGTCTTATATCACTGGAAAGCGTAAGTGTCGGCTTTCCTTGCGACTTTGTTACATACTCCCCAACTAAGGAAGCGAACTTCTTTTTGCCTAGTAGCTTTTCAATCTTTGCTAGGGATAAAGGCGTAGTCTCATAAAGGTCTTTCTCTTCCGTTCCGTCCTTTATGATCGTTTCAAAGGCTTTCTGTTCATCACTCCATACTCTGCTGGACCTTCCTTCTACCGCCTTGTAGCCTTTGATTTCTTTTCCGGCAAGAAGCTGTTCCAATGCATAATCTTCTAAGTCTTTTATCCACTTCGGAAAATCCGATACCTTAGCGAGTATCTCCCCTATCTCGTCATTCGATAAAGTGTAAGGATCTTTTTCCTGTAAAAACATCGTAGATAGATTCTTGTCTGCCCTTGCTCTACAGGTGTACTTAGCCTTACAGAATTGGCAGGTGTGTTCCGACGGCGCAAACTCCCCTCCGCCTTTAAAGGCAAGAGCGGCTATAGGTTTCAATTTTTCTCCGAAGTCTAATAGATCCTGAATACTGCACTCCCAAGTTTTCGGCTCTGCGGAGAGCCTCGGCTGCACAATCGTAAGCTTTACATTTTCAAAGTCATAGAATGGACTATAT